CCGTTAAACAGGTAGTTAGTGGTCTGGGTTGATGCTGCGCCTGGATTACTCATTTCTAGGTTCCTTTCTTAGTTAATTAGGCTGCAACGCGGCAGGCCAATTCGGGGTAGAGCGGAGCCCAGCCGTAGAGAACGTCCAAACGGGTCGGGATCGAGTCGTTGTTGATCGTGTATTGACGAACAACGCGGATCGACAGGCCCAACTGCTTGTCGCTTGCACGACCAGCAAAATGAACGCCATCAGGCAGTTCCAGGTCAGCCGTTGCCAGGGTAAACGCATTACGGTGGAACACCAGGTTCTGCGGGGATACCTTGCCGGTCTTGTCGAACGGAGTAACCGCAGCAGTAGCCGAAGTGCTGGACACCAATACGTTTTGGAACTGGCCACCGGTGATGATAGCGGGCGAAACGGTCACGGTGTTGCTGCCGCCGGACGTAATCGTAACGTCAGACATCACAACAAAAGAACGCTTCACGTTGCTACCGTAGGGCTGGCGGTTCTGGGGGTTAACTGCAAATACGCCATCAATCTGGATCGTGTCGCCAGCCTTCAGGGTTGCGTTGGCCGAAGTCGCAGCAATCGTGATGGTGGACGTAGCAGCCCAGCCGGTTGACAGGGAACCCGTGAAAACCGATGTGTTGGTGGCCAGGGTAGCCGATGCGTAAGAACCGTAGGTGTGCGACACCACGTTCTGATCCATATACCAGTTCATGCCGATGGTGTCTTTACCCATCAAGCCCTTCTCATACTGCTGAGAAATGGTGCCCTGGGGGTTGAACAGACCTTTTAGCGAGCCAACGATTGACGCACCAGTAAAGGGGTCAAGAACGCAAGAACGCTTGCCATCGCGGGGAGCGCCTTCACCATCCAGGTAAGCCTGGGCGGTCAAGAACGTAGCGATGTCAGAAGGAACCGTGCCAGCCTGACCAACCGTGTTGGCGGTGTTCAGAACGGCCATAGTCGTGCCATCAAAGTCCATCTTGTTAGCGATGGCAGCGATAGCAGGCTTCAGAACGCGATCCGAGAACATATCCAACGACAGGGCCAGGTCTTGCGTCGTGAACTGGGTGTCAACGTGGAACTGAGTGGAAAGGGTCACCGGAACCGAAGTCTCGTTGAAATCCTCAACATTCAGGGCTGGGCCGGTTGTACCGATAAAACGACCAGGACGACGGACGTTCACGGTGTTACCGATTTTCGCACCCGTGACGGCAAACTGCTCGTCATAGGAACGGTCAACACGACCAGTAAAGGTCAGTTCGTTTTCCAAGACCATCAACGCTTCGTTGGTAATCATGGAAATGGTTAGTAAATTGTTAGCCATTTCAAAACTCCTAAATTGGGTTTAAGAACCCCGTTACCTAATCTTGCCTGCCAACCGCGCAGCCTTCCATTGCTGGTAGGTGCCGTGGAACGCTCGGTCTGAATCCAGTCCGGTGTCCACAGATGCGCTGCTCGGTTTTAATGGCGAAATCGGTGCCGGAGCATTAGATTTCTTCGCAACAGGTTCTTTTCGGCTCTCTTGCTTTGGCTCGGTCTTTTCAAACTTCGCTTCCAGCTTCCCAATTTCTCGCAACTGAGCGGTCAGCGTTTTATTTGCCAACCCGCGAGCGTAATCTGGATTGTCGGCCAAGTAATACAGGATTTGCGGCCCGTAATCACTTTCAACAATTGCCTCTCCCACAGGGGCGCTGACAGGAATATCGCCAGCAGACGCAATCGTTTCCTCATAATCCGGCAGTTCTGATTTTGCAGCTTCAACCCGCTTTTGGAACTCGGTCTGTTTCCTCGCCTGTTCCTCTGCGGCTTTGCGAGCCATTTCTGCCTGGTCACGCTCCCTCAGCTTTTTATCCGCAGTCCATTCAGCCAGAGCCTCAGCATATTCGATAGCGTCATTGAATTGGCTTGGATCAGGCTTGGGGTCTGGATCTGAAGGTTCCGCAGATTGCGGGTTTGCCTTAGCTTCCAGTTCCTTGAGCCGATTTTCCAGATCAATCCGCGCTTGACGCTCGCGCTCCGCTTCTTGGCGGGCCGCTTCTCGTTGCTTGGTCAGTTCCGAAAACCGCTTTTCAAGTTTTGGGTTTTGCTTTTTTTCACCTGCTACAACCTCACCCTCGCTGGCTGGCTCACTCGCCTGGGGCTCAACTACCGGCTCCGCATCTGCGGCCTCAGTAGGTTCCGACTCTGGCGCTAAACCAATTTTCTTCAACGAAAATTCGGTCAAATTCTCACTCGTTACAACAGTTGCGGCCTGCTTTCGCGGCTGCTCTTGAACTGCTACTGCATCGGTCATGGATGGCTCCAAGAATTAACCCGATGAACCCATCGGTAGGTAAAACGAATTACAAACTGTTTCCCAATAGATGTCAACTATCGTGGCAATTGTCCCATCGGCATTTGGTTGACCATCTGTTCCTCAATCGGTGGTTGCATCTGCTCCATAGGCGCCTGGGGCATCATGGGCGTTTGCGGTGCCGCAATCGGCTGGGCTGCAATGTTCATTTCCTCTTGGATAAACGGATTGCGCGTAACGTGAACGTCTTGTGCGGCCATGTCAGCAACCTGTGCCTGCTCTGCATCCTTCTCGGCGATTACCTGGCGCAACTGGCTGGTATCCATGCGTTTCAGTAGCAGCTTAGTGATGGCGTCAATCTCGGTCTTATCTTGGGACGCGGTAGCCGCAAGAATCTGCTGGTTGACCTTGGCTTCGTTAATCGTGTCGGTGTTGTAGGCCCGTGATGTAACGTCCATCAGCTTACGCTTGGTTTCGGCTTCCTGGCGGATCATTTCGATGTCGCTGCGGTATTGCTTTTCTAGTTGCAGAGCAGCAACCAACTGCTGCATATCGGCCAGTTTCTTTTCGGCCTGCTGCAACTGCATCTGAATCGCAGGCGGAACGTCCGATTTCTCATCAATCTGGGCCAATGGGTTAACCGCAGCCAGCCGGTCTGCAATGACTTCTGCGCCTGGAAAGTCCATGTTTCGGAATACTAGGTCGCCTGCTAGGTTGAACAACTCCTGGTTGCTGGAAATCATCGGCATCATGGCTTCCACGGCTTCCTGGCGCTTGGATTGGTAGCCTGGGCCCGTGTCCATGTAAACGTCGTATTCGCCCACGGTAACGTCGTTCAAGACCTTTTCGACGCCATCTTCAGCAACCTTTTGGTTGATAGTCACCAGTTCAGGTTTTCCATCGTAGCCAATGATCCGCATGACGCGCTCTTTGTCGTAAATCTTGGGGATCAGGTCAAGGATGATTCGGCCCGTGTGTTTAATCGAGCGGGTCAGGTTGTCAAAGAAATGGAAGTTGGTCATGTCAATCTGGGTCTGCTGACCACGGATTGCCTTGCCTGACTGATTACCCTGGGGCAACTGGGACGGATCAAAGATACCAACCACGGATTGCAGGTCTTTATCAATCGACATGGCCGCAGCAATAACACCGGCTGGCGGTGGCTCAGGCTGCAACCGCTGGGGTGGCGGTGCCTCTTTGCCGTTTATGTCCGTCTGCTTATAGCGCAAGACCGGCTGGGATTTGATATTCGCCTGGGCCCACTCGTTTTCGTGGCCCTCATCCTGACCTTCAGCCAGTAGCCATTTGGCCTTGGGAGCCAGCGCAATGCTCTCAGTCATGGCGGTCTGCCAGTAGTTATACATGCGCTGGGAGTCCTTGGCCTGACGCACTAAGCCGTATTTCTTGCGCTTATCCTCAACGGTCAACTGTTGGCCATAGACCGGAATGATTGGGATGAACTTACCTGGCCAAGTCCGTTCTTCTAAGACTTCCATGCCGGTCAGCTTGCACCATTTCACGCTTTTACGCATGGTGTCGCGCTCTGCAACCACCTCAACGCCAGCAGCAGCCATGATTTCCATCGGTGGCGCATCTTCCTTAAAGACCTTTGTGCCGTCGGAAAGCATTAGCAGCTTGGTCTTTTTGCGCTCAATGTAGAAATACTCCGCAACCCGAATGGCATCCTTTTGCACCCAGTCAGGGTCAAAGTCACCGGTTCCACGCTCGTTAAAGTTTGAGCCATCGTTGCGGCCAGGGTATTCCTTGCGGAAAACGTCTTTAGGCATGAACTGGGTAATCAGCGCCTTTTCAGCGTCAGACCCGTCCGGCTCTAGGGAATTAGGGTCAAAATAGACCGAAAACGGGTTATCAATGGGC